ATAAATGGATTTATCAATATGAGCAACCTTAGAACTTTACTAGATATTCTATCTGAAAATACAGTAAGTGGAGGCATAGCAACATCAGTATCTATGCCTGTACAAGAAAAAGTAGATGACGCGCCAGAGCAGCCAGATGTTATGGAATATGGCAACTGGGAAAATAGTTCATTGACCACGTCTACTAAACTAAAAAAACAAAGAAAAACTGCCAGTAAAGTAGTAAAGAGTATTTACGGTGAAGATGTTAGTGAAGCTGCAAATCCACAGCAACAGGCTGCTATCGCGATTGCTAAAAAAGAAAAAAATGGTGTAAGTGAAGGACGTTTTGTTAAGGGTCCAGGCGGCGTTCCATTAGATCGTCAGGGTAATCCTAAACCACCTAAGATTGCTCCAGAAAAGATTCCAGCACAACCTAAACTAACATTGGATATGGTATGGCGTAAAGTTGAAGATGTTGTTGGTCAAATTTTTCCGGACGGTGACCCATACGATTACTTGATGCCATGGTTCAAAAAGCATGGCATAAAAGATTTCAAAGTAGGTGATATACTAGATCGTGCTGCTAAGAAGAATGGTTATAAAGATGTTTATGACTATTATGATAGCATGAAGGATATGTATAGTGATCAGCAAGGTGTGGCGGAAGGCTCTCTGTCTGATGTTGTAAAGGGCATCAAGCGAACAATAAAAGGAAAAGAACATCCGGATGTTGTGGCAGCAAAGCATGCCGGCAGAGCAATGGGACACTATAACCAAGGTGATATAAAAGCAGGTGACAAAGAATCACAGCGTTATGTAAAAACAAGAGACATGCATCTTAAGGCTAAGGGTGTGGCGGAAGGCACTGAACAAGTTTATAAAGTTCTAGCAGTAGACAAGAGCAATGCATTGTCTGATAAAGTTATGCTAACTGTAAAAGCAGGTTCCATAGAAGAAGTGTTCGAGAGATTAGCAATCAACGATTGGTATCCGTTTGAAATTAATGGTGTAGAAGTGATCAACGGCAAGCGTCTAAAGAAAGGTTTGGCGGAAGGCTCTGGCCCACAAAAAGGCGATCCCGTATATTACGGTAGTAGATTAGTTGGATGGTTCTTAGGTTATAGCAAATACGGTAAGGTAATAACTAAGCCTAACTATGACGAAATGGGGGACGAATACGCAAATCGTGATGTTTATTGGGACAAAGATGCTGTTACTATTAAGTCCGATAAGCAAGGCGTGGCGGAAGGCTCTATAAAAAGCCCACAACAACAACTGGCTGATGCGGAACAGAAATTAATGGATATTATTCGTAAAGCAAATGGTGAGCCACCTGCTAATGACGCAGAAGCAAAAGAGAGACAAGCATTGTTCAACAAGATAAAGCGTCTAAGAACACAAGTCGCTGGTTCTCGTTTTGAAAGTGCGGAACAAGGTGTGGCGGAAGGCTGGAGACAAGATCAATATAAAAAACGTGGTATAAATTCTATCATGGATCTTGTCAGACCTGCCATGCAGGAGAAAAACTCAGTGGAAGGATGGATTGACAACATCTATAACTACATTGAAGATAACCATATGGAAACTGATCCTAGATGGTTAAAGGCCAAATCTGATGCTGAAAAAATACACACTGACTGGTGGGTAAAAAATAATAGGCCCACTTATAATACAAATCCAAAACTGGCCAGACAAGGTGATGTGATGAAATATAAAGCATTGATTCAGAACTTGGCAAAAGAATTTGGTGATCAAGGTGTGGCGGAAGGCACTGAAGAGTTAGAGGAGAGTGATCTAATACTAAATCCAGCAAGTATTTCTAAAGCTGTGCGTGGCTTAGTTCCACATAGTAGTGATCGTACCGATCATGAAATTGAAATGGCAAAGAGTGATCTGTATCAGGCAGGAAAAAATGCAGCCAGAATATTTGACTTGATCAAGGGCATGTCTGAAGAAGAAGGTCTAGAGGGCTGGGTACAAGAAAAAATTATCAAAGCCGCTGACTATTTGAACACCGTAACTGAGTACTTAGAAGGCAAACAACTAAAAGCGTTAGATGTTGAAGAAGAAATGTTCGAGTCGAAAGGTAAAAAATAATTATGCTAAAGGATGATTTGAAAACAGTACTTGGAACAACTTTTGCCTTTTATGTAAAAGCAGCAGGATTTCACTGGAACGTAGAAGGACCTGATTTCCCGCAATATCATTCTTTTCTTGGAGATTTGTATCAGGAAGTCTATAGTTCTATAGATAAAATGGCCGAAATCATTAGACAATTAGATAGTTATGCTCCTGGTGCCCTAAGTCGATACATAGAACTAAGTGCTATACAGGAGCAAACACAGATACCACGTGCTGAACTGATGATATCTGAATTAGAACACGACAATCAACTATTGATTCAATGTCTAAACGCTGCATTCGCTAGTGCTAATTCTGAGAATAAACAAGGAATAGCAGATTTCATAGCTGGTAGATTAGATGCACATGAAAAACATGGTTGGATGCTTAGAAGTATTCTAAAGAAAACAAGAGCATGAAAATAAAAGAACTACTTGAAAGTAAAACATCGTCAGCAGTAGAAGACCTAAAACGTGATCTTCTTGCAGCAAAAAAAGATGGCAAGAAAATGGACTATGATGGTGTTGCCAAAGTCATGGAAAAAGTGTGGGATAAACACGGTATTTCTGGACAAAAATTACATGATATTTTCGTAAAGGAAGTTGGTATGATTCCAGACACCTGGATAAAAAAACAACGAGTAGTAGATGAATCATCAAAATATCTAGGCGCAACAGAAAAAGTTGATAATATAAGTCCAGTTTTAGGTAGTAAGTCTAAAAAACAGAAAAAATTGGCAAATAAGTTTTTTGGTTCAAATTAGGAAATAAGTTGGTATGAAAATAAATGAATTACTAAAAGAAAATAAAGCCGAAGCGCAGTCATCATGGCTACCAGGTGCATCAGATGGCATTGCCATAATGTCTCCGGAAGAATTCATCAACCAATCACTTGATGACCAGGAGGAAGGCGTAGATGAAGCTACAAAGCTGCCAGCTCAAACTAGGCAACTGAAAGATAAAGAGCTTACTGATTATTTGGATAGAATAAGAGGTACTGCGGATATTGATCCTGCCACCGGCAAGGTAAGACTTGATAAAAAGGGTAAAGAAAAGTATGTTTCTGGAAAAACAAAGACAGACAAATACAAATATCCTTACATACATCGTAGTTCAGTAATTGAATACTATGACGAATCTGGAAAAAAATACAACGTTGATGCTATGAAACGAGCAATAGCAACTAGACCAGATGAATTGCTGAAGAAGAATCAAAAAATGAAGCACAGTGATGGATCACAGGAGCAATTTTTCAACATAGGCTTTGCAGCCCTTATTGGAATTGCTCTTGACGAGCAAGATAATGAATTGATCATCACTAACACATGTCCAGGCGCAGGTCCATGTAAAGTCAAATGTTTTGCGATGGGCGGCGGCAAAATACAATTCAAAGGTCCATGGCTAAGTGACGCACGAATACTTACATTTTTATTGAATGACCCAGATGGTTTCTTCAATAAACTAAAATCAGAAATCATAACTGAGCGTGACAAGGGTAAAAAGAAGGGTTATAAAGTTAGTATAAGATGGCACGATGCTGGCGATTTCTTCAGTCCAGAATATCTAGACATGGCATACGCACTGGCTAAAGATATTCCAGATGTAGAGTTTTATGCTTACACAAAAATAGCAGACGTTGCCCTTGGTCCAAAGCCTGCTAACTTTATGATCAACTGGAGCGAAGGCGCACATCCCAGACAGGAACGTAAGGTAAAGACAGTTGATCCAAACTTGGAAAAAACAAAAAATAGTAGAATTGTTGAGCCAAAGTATTTCTATGATTTACTAGTAAAAGATGAGAACAAGAATCTAGTAAAAGGTCCAGATGGACAATGGCAGGTAATACCAGCAAAAATACCTGAATTGAAACAGCGCTTAGCTACTCTATACAAAATATCATTGTCAAGTATATTGACATATGACGAGTGGGAATCAAAAACCAGAGGAGGTGCTGCTAGTGTACCCATAAAGTACAATGTCATCATTGCTCCTGGTGAACCAGACCTTACCGCAAAAGATTCAGGTGTTCTGGGAACACTACTATTACAACACTAATGTACTACATAATCAGAACACACCTTAGGACCGTAACTTAGTTACGAGGTGTAGCCGGCTGCTGGCTTGACGTACCAATTCGCTACTGGGAAATCAAAAGTGAGCAATAAATACTGTTATGAAAATACACGAAATATCACGTACCAAATCTACTGGCACTAACGATGACATAGAATTTGATGAGCGAGACAAAAAGCTCAAGGGGGCAAAACCTGTACCTGGTGATAATCGTTTTGTTTATATTATTGAAAAATTGTCAGGTATTGACCGTGCTGGGTGGGGTGGAGGCACCGACTTTCGTGTTTACTTTTACAGCAAAGCAGAATCTAATAAAGCTGGCTCTCCACTAATTGCATGGATGGGTTTTAGAAACATAGAAATATCAGGTTTAGACAACACAATACAAGTTAGTAATGTTGTATTAGATAACAGATACCGCGGCCAAGGCATAGGAGTATTAATGTATACTACCTTAATGCAAGCGGGTTATATTATAGTTGCAGATGAATCACAAACACCACAAGCAAGAAAATTATGGGTGAAACTGAATAGTACGCCTGGTGTGCAAGTAAATGGCATTATAGAACTAATGCGCGGTGATTTTGACTTAGAAATTGCCAATCAATACTTTGTACAACAGGCTCAAGCAAATCAAAAAAAGTTGCGTTCGCTGAAGGCTCAGCCATTAGTAGATTACAGTGATTGGAGCAGCAGTGACTATGTACCCTTTACTTTTCCCGTAAAATCAATGCAAGGTGGAAAAGAGTTAGGTGCCACCGGCGTAAAGTTATATCACAGTGAAGACAACGATCCAGATGATTTCTTATACCTGTACGCACAATGGGTAGGATAGTATGGAAGATAAACAACTAGCAACCTGGATACTCAAAGTAACAGTTGGCACACTTGCCGCAATTTGCCTAAGTGTTGTGGCCGTGTTATTGATTGGTATGTTTGACGATAAGGTTGATAATAAGGAAATATTTTCTATAATTGGCCCTGCGTTTAGTACAGTAATAGGAGCATTCGTGGGTCTGCTAGGTGGATTATCTATAAACAAGTCCAAAGATTGTGGCAAAAAAGATTGATGGGTTTGGATCCATGAAAGACAAAGTATATTGACTTCTTACACACTCCTAGTAGAATAAGTAACTTACTTACTCAATAGGAGAACCCATGCAAGACGATTTCGATCAACCAGTTACATTCAGCGGCGACCAAAAACTAAAATTGACACAAGTTATCAATGAAGGAATGCAAGTACTTCATGAGATTGACACGCTGCAAGGAGGTCTAAACGATACTATCAAGGCTATCGCAGAAGAACTCAATATCAAGACTGGTGTGCTAAAGAAAGCAATCAAGGTGGCACACAAAGCAGAATTTGGAAAAACACAAAAAGAACAGGAATTGTTGGAAACAATTCTACAAACCGTAGGAAAAACTCTGTAAATAACACATGAGTTATATTGACGCTGTATTAGATAAAGAAAAAGACCTTATTCGTGTAGTAGAACGAGGCAATGATTCGGTACGTCGAATCATCGAATATCCAACCAACTACGTTTTGTACTATGCTGATCCAAAGGGCAAGTATCGAAGCGTGTATGGAGATAGTCTCACTAGATATAGTACCAGAAAACGCAGCGAATTTCAAAAAGAGCTTAGAATTCTAGGCAATAAGAAAATCTTTGAAAGCGATGTAAACCCGGTATTTAGATGTCTTGCCGACAACTATATTGGCAAACCAGTGCCAAAACTTCATACGTGCTTCTTTGACATTGAGACAGATTTTGATCCGGCTAAAGGCTTCGCGCCAGTAAGTGATCCATTCAATAAAGTTACTGCTATTACCATGTATCTTGATTGGTTGGATCAGCTTATTACGCTGTGTATTCCTCCCAGTCACATGTCGCTGGAAACAGCCAATGAAATAGCATCTGAGTTCCAGAATACGTTTGTATTCGAGGATGAGATAGAGATGTTTGATGCATTTTTTACCATCATTGATGACTCGGATGTTCTGACTGGCTGGAACAGTGAAGGCTATGATATTCCTTATCTGGTCAATAGAGTAACTAGGATCATGAGCAAAGACGACACCAGACGTTTTTGCCTAATGGGTCAGTTGCCAAAAGCTAAAACTATTTCTAAGTTTGGCAAAGAGGAAACCACATACGAACTATGCGGTAGAATTCATCTAGACTATTTGAACCTGTATAAAAAGTATAACTACGAGCAGCGTCATAGTTATAAACTTGACTATATTGGTGAGATGGAGGTAGGTGAAAATAAAACTCAATACGAAGGCACTCTTGATCAGTTATACAATAAGGACTGGAGAAAATTTCTTGAGTACAACAGGCAGGATACTATGCTGCTGTACAAGATTCATGCTAAGCTAAAGTTTTTAGATTTAGCTAATCAACTTGCGCATGAGAATACTGTTCTGTTGCCCACTGTAATGGGCAGCGTTGCTATGATTGAACAAGCGGTTATAAATGAAGCACACAATCGAGGTTTGATTGTACAAAATAAATCCAGAAATTCTAATAAGGACGATGATTATGACACAGACGAAGAAACAACAACAGCAGCCGGTGCCTATGTTGCTACGCCCAAAAGGGGCATCCACGAATGGGTCGCGGCGGTTGACATCAACTCACTGTACCCGTCAGTTATCCGCGCTCTTAACATGGCCCCGGAAACAATTATCGGACAACTTAGACAAACGCTGACCGAGCAGCACATTGCTGATAAAAAGGCAAGGCTAGCAGCGGAAAAGAAGAATAAGACCGCAGAGGACATTTCTGGTCCTATACTGTGGGAAGGTTTATTTGGATCACTAGAATATACAGCCGTAATGAACCAAGAACGTGGTACTATGATTACCATTGATTGGGAACGTGGCGGAAGCGATACTCTCAGCGCCGCAGAAGTATGGCGTTTGATCTTTGATAGTAATCAACCGTGGATGTTATCAGCAAATGGAACTATCTTTACGTATGAATCCGAAGGTGTTATACCTGGACTACTCACGCGATGGTATAGTGAACGAAAGCAGGTTCAAGCTAAGTTGAAACAGGCAACCACAAAAGAGGAGCAGGAGTTTCTTGATAAACGGCAGCTTGTTCGTAAAATTTTGTTGAATAGTGCTTACGGTGCTCTGTTGAATCAACATTGTCGATTTTATGATTTGCGAATCGGGCAGAGTACTACACTCAATGGACGACAAATTGTCAAACACATGAGCGCACATCTAAATCAAAGTATTACAGGCGAGTATGACCATACTGGTCAGTCAATCGTATATGGTGATACTGACTCATGTTACTTTTCAGTTTGGCCTATACTTGCAGATGCAGTTTCAAATAATGAGATGGAGTGGAATAAAGAAAAAGCCATCGAAGTCTATGATCAATTAGCTGAAACTACTAATGCCAGTTTTCCTGAATTCATGGAAAGAGCATTTCATTGCCCACGTAAGAACGGCAGTATTATCAAAGCTGGTAGAGAACTAATTGGTGATCGTGCACTGTTTATCACTAAAAAACGATATGCAGTGAACATTTACGATAAGGAAGGCAAACGCAAAGATGTAAACGGAAAGCGTGGTCAAATAAAGGCCATGGGTTTGGATCTCAAGCGTAGTGATACCCCAAAGTTTGTTCAAGAATTTTTGTACGGTGTTCTCGACGCAGTACTCGAAGGTCAATCTAGAGATCAGATCATTGATATGATCAAAACTTTCAAGAAAAAGCTACGTGAGATGCATAGCTGGACTAAAGGTAGTCCTAAGTCTGTGAATAACTTGTCTATGTATGCAAACAAGGCACAATCTAATGTTAGAAAAATGGACAATAAGTTGTTCAAAACTGGTGCTGACAGTGGTGATGCTACTATGCCAGGACATGTACGTGCTAGCTTGAACTGGAACTATCTAAGAAAACTAAACAGTGATAATTACAGTCAACAAATCGTAGATGGAACACGTATCATTGTGTGTAAGTTGAAAGATAATCCACTGGGATTTACTTCAGTTGCTTATCCAGCGGACGAACTACGACTGCCACAATGGTTCTTAGACCTACCATTTGATGACAGAGGAATGGAAAGTACACTAGTGGATGACAAGATAGAGAACTTATTGGGTGTACTTAATTGGGATTTGAGAATTTCAACAGATATCAACACAACAGCTAATGATTTATTTGTGTTTGGATAAACACACGTTGACAATCGCCACCTTTAACGGTAAAATAACAACACATATTGGTAAAAACTTACCAGGTAAATATCAAAAAGGAAAAACATGAAAGATATTCTTCAAGACGTTATACAACATACACTAGGTATTGGCGTCATTGATCTAGTGAAGATCACAGGATCAACGACTGAAACACAACTAAACGCAGCAGCGGACGACAGAACAGTTATTCTAAATTGTAAGTTCAAAAATCCAGTTGCAGGATTTGATGGCGTCTTTGGAATGCCTACTCTATCTAAACTAAAAATTATTTTGAGTTTCGGTGACGAGTACGATGAGAACGCCAACATTACAGTAACTACAGTTGATCGAAATGGAGTTCAACAACCAGCTGCCATCCATTTCGAAAATAAGAAAGGCGACTTCGTTAACGATTATCGTCTAATGTCAAAAGAGCTTGTCGAAGAAAAGGTAAAAAGCGTCCTATTCAAGGGTGCTACTTGGCACGTTGATTTTCAACCGACTGTACATGGCATTCAACGTCTAAAGAAACAATCACATGTACATGCTGAAGAAAGCGTGTTTACGACTAAGTATGTAAACGGCGACCTCCACGTTAATTTCGGAGACCCAGCTTCTCACAGTGGTAATTTTATTTTCCACTCATCACCAAACGGAAGTATGACCAAAACTATGATGTGGCCAGTGAAGCAATTCCTAAGTATTATGGATCTTCCAGGCGACAAACACGTGTATATTAGTGATCAGGGCGTTATGCGTGTCACTGTAGACAGTGGCTTAGCAGATTACGAGTATCTACTACCAGCTAATTCAAAGTAAAATGATCAAAAATATTATGCCAGGAAAAGGAATTGAGGTGGACTCACCGCCTCCATCCTGGCCTTATTTTCAGATATCTCAGCCAAGTGCAGGATCATTGCGATACAATGGTTCTACACAAAATTTTGAAATCTATGATGGCTATAGTTGGCTGTCTTTGCCAACTAGTTTCGCAACAGTCAGTCTATCTGCTGAGGCACAAACACAACTAGAGTGGGTAAAAAATAAGATAGAAGAAGAAGAAAAAGTCAAAAGGCTGGCTGAACAATATCCTGCGTTGGCTGATGCAAAACGCGCCATGGATTTGGCTAAAGAGCAGTTTGACATTCTAACGATTTTAGTGCAAAATAACAAGGTCTAAAATAGGAATTTATTATGAGTTACGATGACAGAATTAGACAACTAGAGCGGCTACATCAAGACCTAGATAACAAGATTGATGTGATGGAATCACATAATCAGGGAACTGATGAATTCAAATTGCAAGAGATGAAGAAGCAACGTTTAGCATACCGAGATGAATTGAGTAGGCTAAGGCGTCTTCAATGGGAACAAAGTCAAACAGTTGACTTTGATGATGATCGATAATTTTTCAACCTGCCATACAAGGAGATAATCATGGCTAAACAACATACCAGCAACCCACGTGTAACCGAAATCTTTGATGACCTAGAGGGTTATCAGGCATTTTGTGTCGAATACGGTTACAAATTTGACGAAGCTAGTCTATATGATATGCGATCACAAGCATTTAGGCAATATAGCAAATTCACTGAGGGCAAGAGCTTCCGTGATCGTTGGGTAGAGGACGCTAAGGCAAATAACGAGTGACTGGAGACACACGGATGTCATC